ATATTATAGGGGGTAATAAATATGGAATGTAATAACAAGAATGAAATGATAAAATTTGCAAAGTTAAAACTTCATATTAAGTATATTTTGGGTATAAGCGTTGCTATAACAGCATTGGTAATAGTTGCAGCATGTTTTCAAAATAGTAAATTTGTAGATGAAGTTGCATTTGCATCAACTATTTCTTCAATTATTTTATCAGTTATTGCTATTATAATTACAATAATTGGTGAAGAGAAAACAGATAATACAAAAAATAAGCTTGTAGATGTTTCAGATAATCTATCAAACATAGTAGAAAGTATTAACATGTCTACAAAAAAGTTAGAAGGATTAAGCGATATTGATCACAAAATAGATAAATTAGATGACATAATAGATAAATTAGATAATCTTAATTCTAATGTTATAGAGACTAAAGATGTTATATCTAAGTTAGATTCAATTAGTTTCAACAAAACAGACACAGAAGATAGTGAAGACATCACAAAAATATATAATAATATAGAAAAAAAACTTGATGCTTCCAATTTTAATGCTAACTTTGTTACGTGGAGTATGTACTATGTTTATATATCAAGAGATAAAGACAAGCCAACTCGAATCAACGATTTTATAAGTTATATGAAGTCTGAATATACTACAGGTGCAGAGGAAGCATTTTTATATATGGGAATTATGTTCGTGTTCATGTCTATTGCTGGAAATGAAAAATTAAAAGAGTATATTTATGAAAAAATGGATAGCAAAGAGAATAGAGATAAAAAAAGTAAAATTTCATCTTTTATTGATAACTTGTAAGCAGAGATTAATATTATAATAACAGTAACCATTAAATAAGAAAAAGAGCTCATAACAGGGCTCTTTTTTATGCGTACAAAACCAACATAAACAACCAATTAGGGTAGGTGAGGTGATTTGCCAAGGCAAAGGAGTCCAAATAGAGAAAAGGCATTTGAGATTTACAAAGAACATAATGGAAACATTGAAAATAGGAAAATAGGAAAGATTTTAGATGTACCTGAAAAAACTATTAGCGGTTGGAAGTGTAAAGATAATTGGAATAAGGATTTGACTGGAGTACTACCAAACAAAGGTAAGGAGTACTCCAAAAGGAAAAGAGGAGCGCCACAGGGTAATAAAAATGCTAAAGGCAATTCAGGTGGATTAGGCGGACCAATAGGTAATAACAAAGCTGAAACTCATGGTTTCTTTTCTAAATATTTACCAGAGGATACTTTGGGAATTATTCAGGAGATAGAACAAAAGAATCCTATAGACATACTTTGGGAAAATATTAATATTCAATATGCTGCAATAATAAGATCTCAGAGGATTATGCATGTTAAAGACAAAGAAGAAATGATTAAAGAACTTAAGAAGCAAACTCGTGGTGATACTTCAGATACTGATGAATATGAATTTCAGTTTGCATGGGACAGACAGGCTACATTCCTACAGGCACAAAGCCGAGCTATGACAGCTCTTGAGAGAATGATAAAACAATATGAGGAATCATTAAACAGTAACCTTGCTACTGAAGAACAGAAGGCACGTATTGAGGTGCTTAAGACAAAAGTACCAAGTGTGGATAAGTTAAATATTCAAGGTCAAATTACTTCACTTGCAGATTTAATTAAACATCCGAAAGAGCGAGAACCACTAGAAGATGAATAATTGCATAAAATATCATGCATTAATATTAATAAGTCACGTTGATAACTGTATTATTATTCATAAAACGATGCTTAAATCACATTTTTAGTGCATAAACGTATATGAACTGCGGGAAATCTTAATTTAACGCAATAAGGAGATGAAATAGACTTGATTGATTACGCACCTCTAACAAGTAGGCAATCTAAATATATTGAGAACTCTTTAGATGCATGGCTTAATGTGTTAGAAGGTGGTAAAAGAGCAGGTAAAAACATAATAAACCTTATTGCATATGCTATGTGTTTAGAAGTTCACCCAGATAAACTACATTTGGTTGCTGGGGTAAGTTTGGCGGCCGCTAGAATGAATATTATAGATAGTAATGGGTTTGGACTTAAGTATTTGTTTAATGGTAGATGCAGGGAGGGCAAGTATGAAGGCAAAGAAGCATTGTTTATTGGCACACAGACAGGAGAAAAGGTAATTATAATTGCTGGTGGAGGAAAAGCCAATGATGCTGCAAAAATCAAAGGAAATTCTTTTGGATCTGTTTACGTTACTGAGGGTAATGAGTGCCATCAATCTTTCATCCAAGAAGTTTTTGACAGAACATTGGCAAGTAATAAACGGCAGATATTCATTGATTTAAACCCTATGCCTCCATCACATTGGTTCTACAGAGACATACTTGATTTTCAGGATCTATTGAAAGAACGTGGTGAGAATGAGGGATATAATTATGCTCACTTTACTATCATGGACAATCTAAGCATAGGAAATTATAGGCTTAAACAAGTACTGAAGACCTATGATAAAAGTTCATTATGGTATCAAGCTGATATTTTAGGTAAAAGAACAGCTGCAACAGGGCGTATTTATACGGGTTATAGCTATAAGGACGTTGTTATAACTAGGGATTATCTAAAGGGAAAGAAGTTTATACAGTTTAGTATTGGTGTAGATATAGGTGGTACTGATGCCACGGTTGCAACATTAACAGGCTTCACAGTAAGATATGCTGAGGTCATACATTTAGATGGTTATTATCACAAGCAGGGCAAGAGTGCTGGATATACACATGATAGGTATGCTAAAGAAATAGTTAACAAGGTAGAAGAATGGGGAAAAACCTATCCTTCTTTTTTTGCGTGTACTTATATATTTTGTGAAAGTGCAGATAAACTCTTTAGGCAGGCATTAAGCAATGAATTAAGGCGAAGAGGTATAAACATTCCAGTAACTCCTTCATATAAGAAAGAGGGCATTGTGGATCGTATACGATTGGTTAATATCTTAATCAATCAAGGTAGATATAAGATAATGCAGCATCTAAAAGAATGGATTGAAGCTATTGAAAATGCTACATGGGATGAAAAAGAAAGAACTGAGGGCGAATGGGTGCGTACAGATGATGGAAGTTATCCAGTGGATTGTTTGGATAGTTCTGAGTACAGTATACAACCATTTAAGAAGAGATTGGAGGTGTAAGAAATGGGGTGGATAAAGACTATGTTAACAAAAGCAGCAGTTAAGTTATTAAATATACAACCTGCACCGGTAACACCTATAACCATACAGGAGCCTTTGAGTTTTGAAGGTAATGTTATGAGGAATAGGATTTGGTACCGAGGTGAACCAAGTGAATTAGATCAGTTTTTTAAGAATACAGTGATTGATTTAGTTAGTAGATCAAGGTTTTGGGCAGCTGTACCAAGTGCAAAACTTAATATAAGAAAGATGCATTCAGGACTTCCATCAATAATAGTAGAAACTTTAGCAAAGATTGTTGTTAAGGACCTAAATGCAATTAGTTTTGAAGATCAAGCTACAGAAGATCTCTGGGAAGAAATCGCAGAGGATAACAAATTTATGAAGCTTTTAAAGAATGCCATTATTGAAACTCTTGTTATAGGTGATGGAGCGTTTAAAATAACTGTAGATACAGAAGTAACACAGTATCCTATAATTGAGTATTTCGGTGGTGAAAGAGTTGATTATACAATTAAGAGAGGCAGACTTCAGGAGATATTATTCTATACTGATTACACATATAACTATGCAAACTATAGACTTGTTGAAACCTATGGGTATGGATATATAAACAATCAACTTCTAAATTCGGATGGAAAATCAGTTCCATTATTCACAATTCCGGAAACAGCAGAGCTTAAAGATGTAACTTTTGATGAAAGATTTATGATGGCGGTACCTATGAAGTTTTATGATTCACCTAAATGGGATGGTAGAGGTAAAAGTATATTTGATAATAAAACAGATGTCTTTGACGGACTTGATGAGGTAATAAGCCAATGGATAGATGCGATAAGATCCGGACGAGTACAAAAATATATTCCAGAGGATTTGCTACCTGTTAATCCCGATACAGGAAAGCGCATGGAACCTAATCCATTTGATAATCAATTTATTAAGTTAGGTGCAAACCTTCAAGAAGACAGTAAGGGTGCTATAGAAACAGTGCAAGCAGATATAAATTATGATGCCTTTATTGGTAGTTATGCTAATGCATTAGATATGTGCCTCCAAGGCATAGTGTCCCCTAGTACATTAGGAATAGACCTTAAAAAGAAAGATAATGCAGAGGCGCAAAGAGAAAAGGAAAAGACAACGCTTTATACAAGAGGAGATATTGTTGATGCTCTATCAGAGGTTATTCCTGTTTTATTAAATACAGTGATTAAGGCTAATAACACTTTGAAGGGTGTTGGCTCTGTTAGTGATGACGTAGATATAACTTTGGATTTTGGTGAATATGCTGCACCTGATTTTGAAAATAAGGTTGATACAGTAAGTAAGGCAAAATTAGGTGGTGTAATGAGTATAGAGCAGTGTGTTGAGGAACTTTATGGGGATGATTGGACAGACGAGGAGAAGGCTGAGGAAGTTGCAAGGCTGAAATCAGAACAGGGAACTCTTGGTATAACAGAACCAGCCACTAATACAGATATTCCACCAGAATCAGTACCGGGTAATCCAACAGAGGGTGAATAATGAATGAAAGATTATGATTTAAGACAAATATTCACACAGATTGAATTAGATCTTATAAAATCAATGAATCATACATTGAAGCATCATCAAGAGGATGAACAAAATGAAGGTTTTAAGTGGGAACAATGGCAGAAAGCCAAACTCAGAAACATAGAGCAGTTCAGGCGAAATAATCAAAAGATAATAGATAAATATAGTAACTCTATACAAAATGCGATTAAGGACACCCTTAATGAAAGTTTTAGTTCAGGACAAAACAGAGTGACTAAAATAATTAATAGAATAAGAAATTTGCTTCATAAAGATAAAAGTGAAGCAACCTTTGAACTTCCAGAAGAACATAAGCCTCTGGTTGAACCTGAAAAAGAAACTGCTTTCTTTGGTGTAAATGAAAAGAAACTTAAGGCTTTAATTGATACGACCACTAATGACTTGAAAAATGGACAATCAGCAATGCTAAGGAAAGCAGAGGATGTATATAGGCAGACAATATTTAAAACAAATGTATATTTACAATCAGGAGCTAAGACATTATACCAAGCTGTTGACATGGTCACAAAGGATTTTCTTGATAAAGGGTTTAATTGTATTCAATATAAAAATGGCAATAGAGTAAATATTGCTAGTTACGCAGAGATGGCACTTAGAACGGCAAACCAAAGAGCAACATTTATGGGTGAAGGTCAAAAGCGTAATGAATGGGGCATACATTTAGTTGTAGTATCGGCTCATGCAAATACCTGTAAGCTTTGTTTGCCGTGGCAAGGTAAAATACTTATTGATGATGTTTATAGCAATGGAACTAAAGCTGATGGTGATTACCCACTATTAAGTGAAGCCATGAAGAAAGGGTTTTTGCATCCAAACTGTAGGCATACACTTGCTACTTACTTTAAAGGAATAACTCAACTTCCCAAAGTACCTGATGAAGATACTATAAATACTAATTATGCCTCAGAACAAAAGCAAAGGTATATGGAAAGACAGATAAGAATGTATAAGAGAATTGAAGCAGGAGAACTTGATAAAGACAATGAGAAAAAAGCAAGTGATAAGGTTATGGAATGGCAAAATACACTCAATCATCATTTGAAGGATAATCCTCAGCTAAGACGAGATTATGAAAGGGAAAAAGCTAGGGTTAAATCAACTACAGGGAAAAATAGTGAAGGACTTAATGAGTTGAAGAATACTTTAACAAAAGATAATATAAAAGTTAATGCTCCCACAAAACATTTAATTGAAAGGGCTGTGGAGCGTGGAGTAGATAAAGAAAGTATAGAAGATTCATTGAAAAATCCTTTGAAAATTGGTAATATTAAAGTAGATAAAGAAGGCAGAAAAAGTAAGGTGTACATTGGTGAAAAATCTACAGTTGCAATTAATCCGGACAATGGTAATATAATAACTGTATATAAAACTTCAAGCCAGAGAGTTAGGAGGTTGAAAGGTGAAAATAAAACTGAATAAAGAGCAAATTGATTTTTTAAACATTATTGTCAAAGACACTGAACATGAAAAAGATATTAAATCATTTGAGGTTGATAAAGATGTAAGCATTGATGATGATTTAGCTGATGATCTAAGAGATTTATGTGCTCAATACGAGATTGATAATGTACAGGAGCATAAGGATATGTCTTTAAACGAAAAGGGTAAAGTAGCATATGATTTGGTTAATTTGTTCTATAATTAATTAGCACTTACTAAGTAAAAATAGTAGGTGCTTTTATTATGTGCCAAATTAGATTTATAAATTTTTTCTGAGCATCTCTTGTGCAGTTGTTGATATTGTTCTTTCCAATTTACTCTGAAGATTGTTGGTGGTAGCTCCTGCAAGTTGATTTGCAATACCTTCAGTATTAAATGAAAAAGAATTTTGGTATTTACCGAAAATATCGTGGCATTTAATTGTAACATTAAAAGATATATACGGTTTAGCAAAAAACATTTGCGATGAATAAGTTTGATTAGGTGCAATAAAACAATTAGTTAGGTATTTAAATGGCTCAGCTTTGCCAGCAAAGAAAGAAACATTACTATAGGAGATTGAATCAATTGTGGCTCCCGTTTTACCATAATTTTTAATTATCAAGAATGTTTGTCGTATGCTTCCAACCTGAATAAAATCAGTGTATGCTACGACATAAGGTTTATTTGCCTCTCGTATTATTTTATTATTTTGTTTCAATGCACGTACAGCTATTAGTACGGATACTAGAGAAATTATGGTGGAACTTATAGATGATATAACTTGGATTATGTTCCATTTAGTGTCTATAAAATCACATCCTTTCAACAAAATGTTACCATATCAGAGCTGGTTATACAAATTTATTAAGTCTTAGAAATAAGGCTTTTTATTTTCGCCATTTTGGTATTTTGGGCGTTAACTAATAAGACGTCACTGGGCAAGACCAGGATAAAAAATGTAGATGAAAGGATGATTAAGAATGAACAAAGAACAATTTACAGCATTAGGCCTTACAGAGGAACAGGCTACAAAGGCAGAAGTAGAAAGTAAAAAGGAACTTGAAGGATTTATTCCAAAAACTAGATTTGATGAAGTGAACACGGCAAAAAAAGATTTAGAGAAAACAGTCAAAGAAAGAGACACACAATTAAATGATTTGAAATCTAAAACAGGAGATAGTGTGGAACTTCAAAAGCAAATTGAAACACTGCAGGCTGATAATCTAAAAAAAGACCAGGACTATCAAGCACAACTTAAGGACTTAAGTCTTTCAAACGCTATTAAATTAGGGATAGGTGATAAAACACAGGATGCCGATTTAGTTTCAGGGTTAATTGATAAGTCAAAGCTTATATTAGGTGATGATGGCAAAGTCACTGGACTTGATGAACAACTAAAGGGGTTACAAGAAAGTAAGGCTTATTTGTTTAAGCAAGTTGACACAACAAATACTAATACACCAGGATTTAAAATCGGAGCAGATGGTACAAACCAAGGCGGAGATATAAACACACAATTATCCTCTATCTTTGGAAATGATAAAAAATAAGGAGTGAATAGACAATGGCAATAAACTACGTAACTACATTTGAAACACAATTACAACAGCAGTATGCTAGAGAACTTACTTCAAGTGCTCTTACTACCGATAATGCAAGATTTATTGGTGCACAAACTGTAAAAATACCAAAACTTTCTCTTACAGGATATAAGGATCATAGCAGAGCAGGGGGTTGGAATGCAGGAAGTTACAGCAATGATTTTGAGACTAAACAATTACTACATGATAGAGATGTAAGCTTTTATGTTGATGTAGAGGATGTTGATGAAACTAATCAGATACTTTCAGCTGCTAATATTACAAGTGTATTTAATACTACACAATCAATTCCAGAACTTGACTGTTATCGATATTCCAAGCTTTATGCTGATTATAAAGCACTTGGCGGAGTACCTGATGCAACCGTATTGGATAACAAGACAGCATTACAAGTATTTGACCAGCTTATGGAGAACATGGACGAAGCAGGAGTTCCATTAGAGGGAAGACAATTATATGTTACTTCTCATGTAAATACATTGCTTAAACAGGCAGCAGACATACAAAGATTTGTACAGGCGGATTCAAACACAGGAAGCCTCAACAGAACCGTGCATTCACTTGATGATGTAAGCATAAATAAAATTCCAAGTGATAGAATGAAGACAGTATATGACTTTACAACAGGATTTGCCACAGGTGTAGGAGCACAACAAATTAATATGATACTAACTCATCCAACTGCGACAATTGCACCAATAAAAAGAAACTCAATCTATCTATGGGCACCAGGAACACATACTCAAGGTGATGGATGGTTATATCAGAATAGATCATTTACAGATTTATTTGTAATTGAAGCAAAGGTACCTGGTATTCAAATGAATGTAACACCTATTGCAAGTAAATAAGGGGGAATATAAATGTTAGCAGTAAGAGGTAATAAACAAATTAAAATTGATGAAGCTGAAAAGGCTACTTATTTAGCCTTAGGGTATGATATAGCTGAGGTTGACACTGATAGCAATAGCTTAAAAATAACAGATACTGCACCGGGAAAAACAGTGCCATATGCAACATATAAAGAGTCCTTGGATAAGGTAGCGTCACTAGAAGCTGAAATTGATGCTATTAATAAAGCGGCTAAAAAGTAATGAAGGTAGTTAATATGCTATCTTCTTTTTTATTGAGGTGATTTATGTCATATGTAGATACGAATTATTATAAAACCACATTTAAAGGTACCATTATTCCAGATGAACAGTTAGATAACCAATTAGAGCTTGCCAGTGATAGTATAGATTCTTTAACACATAATTCTATTGTTGCTGTAGGTTTTAATAGTCTAACATTATTTCAAAAGGATAAGGTACAAAAGGCTATATGCTTACAAGCTGAATTTCTATATCAATATGGTGATTATCTTAATTTACCTCTGAATAGTTTTTCGGCTGGTAGTGTAAGTTTGAATTTAGGTAATGGAAGCGGTGGGGTTCAAATACCTAATACAGTTATCCATTATTTAAAACAAACAGGATTAACCAATAGGGTGTTATAAGGAGGTGCTTTTATGTTTGGTAAACTTCCATTTCCAAAGTGGATATTAAATACACCAGTGAAGATATTTCAGACCGTGATTAATGAGGATGGTGAACCTGTGGAGACACCTTTATATGATGGACTATGTAATTACACTGAAAAGACAAAGCAAGTCTTAGACAAAGAGAGACGACTTATAACTCTTACAGGTAAAATAATAGTCCAGGGTGATATTAATCCAGGAGTACCGATTGAAGGATATGTGCAAATTGGAGAAATAAAACAAGATATTTATACTAGTATAAGACCACGTAATCCAGATGGTAGTGTGTTCTCAACAGAATTGGACCTAATGTAATGGCTAAGGTAACTATCAAACTTAATAACTCCAATATAGACATATTAGTTGAGGCACAAAGGCAAGCAGTAGAAATGACTATGGAAGCCGTTAAGACGGATATAGTAACAAGCGCAGTAGTTCCAAAAGAACATGGCGACCTTGAAAGAAGTGGTTTTGTAGATACATCTAGGCTAAATGACTTGATAGTTTCCATAGTTTTTGACACTCCATATGCCAGGCGTTTATATTGGCATCCTGAATATAATTTCAGAACTGATAAAAATGTAAATGCACAGGGTAAGTGGATGCAGGCTTATATTGATGGAGATAAAAAAGACTTTATAAAAGATACTTATGTGAAGTTTTTTAAACAGCTTTCAAGGGGTGTGGTCAAATAATGCTGTTAAGTGAAATTAGAAAGTGGCTCAAAACTCAGGTGATTTGTCCTCAGTGGTACATTGGTAAAATTGATGGAAGCAAAGAACAGTGTATAGGTTTATATGGAGTACAAGGACCTAAGGGCAACATTGCTATAGGAGGCTTACAAAATACAAGTTATGCCACTAAATCTATATCAATATTAATACATTGGGGAAATAATGCAGACATAGCAGAGCAGAAAGCACAGGAAGTATACGACAAGCTATTTGGTCAAGATGCTACTATAGGGAATAAAAGAGTAGTGGAATTTGACATGAAGGTTTCAGAGCCTATAAGTGTAGGAACTGACACAAATGGTGTGTATGAATATGTAATAGAAACAAACATAATTTATGGAAGGTAGGTAATGTAATAATGGCATTTAGTGGAGTATTTCCAGTCTATGATATTATTTTTAAGATTGGTACAAAAGGAAGTGCAAGTGCAGCGGCAGATATGGTGGCAATTTCAGATATGGAATCATTCACAATGAAAATTGCAGGAAAGACAGATGATTGGACACCAATGACAACGGCAGGGTGGCAGCGGTCTTTGATGACAAGTAAGAGTTTCACTATAACACTAAAAGGGAAAAGAAGTGTAGGAGATCCAGGTAATGATTATATAAATGCAGTAGCATGGAAAGATGGTCTTGATTGTAGTTCAATGGCTGAGGTTGATTTTCCAGATGGAAGTAAACTAACATTTAATTGTGTTATTGATGTTCAAAACGCTGGTGGTTCTGATAGTACAAAGGTTGCACCACTTGAATTTGATATGAAGTCTGATGGTAAACCAACATATACACCAGCAACAGTAGCATAGGAGGAGATATAAATGGCAATGGGAAAAGTATACGACATAATGAGCAGGCTTACAAATAATAAGCCTGTAATTAAAATTGATGAAGAGCATGAATACACGGTAAACAATAGTAAAAACCAAGCTATGTTTATTACACAACTTGCAAAAGATACAAAATTAAATGATTTTGAAAGAATAGATAAAGTAATTGAGGCAGGTCTTGGCGAGGAGGCAATTATCTATATCAATTCTCTTGATCTATCTATGAAAGCTACAACAACAATAATAAATGCTATAATGGCAGCTATTAGTGAGGTCGAACTTGAGGAAATAGAAGAGGAGGCAAAAAAAGAAAATAAGGGGTTTCGAAAAAAATAGCTGGTATGATCTAATAGATGATTGGCCTTTGATTGAAGCAAGTTTCACTTCTCAGTATGGAATAAGATTAAGGAGTGAACCCGATATGTCATGGGCAGAATTTACAACTCTTCTTGCAGGAATTATGCCCAAAACTCCATTAGGTCAGATTGTTTCAATCAGAAGTGAAGAAGATGAAAATATTCTTAAAAATTTCACTCAAGAGCAGAATAAAATAAGGAATGAGTGGAGAAATAAACAGATTGATGATATGACAGAAGAGGAAAAGCAAGATAAAATAAAAGAACTTCAAAATATGTTTGCAAAAGCATTTGGATAAATAAGCCTATTATAGTATAATCAAACTAAAACTATACTAATGAGAGGTGTGAATATGGGGTTCAAAGATTTTATGAGTAAAATGGCGGAAAAACAAGCGGAGTCAAATGCTAAGATAGCAGATATCAAAGCTAAACATGAAGAAGATCAAGCAAAAATAAGAGTATCTAGAGATGCAATGCTAGGTGCACTTCAGCCTCTTGGAAAATCTAAAAAAGCAAAGGAAAAGGAATATCAAAAAGAAAGATTAGAACAACTGAAGAGGGATCATGTTCCATTTTGTCCTAAATGCAAAAGCACTAATTTGACTTTGGTGAACAAAAAGTTAAGTATAGGAAGAGCCATCGTTGGAGGGGTTGTTGCAGGAGAAGTGGGTGCAATGCTTGGAGGATTAACAAGTAAAAAAGGAAAAGTGAAATGCATTAACTGTGGACATACATGGAAATTGTAAAATTAAATAATATAGATGGTTAAGCACTTAGTAAAATACTAGGTGCTTTAATTATGCCTAAAATAGGGGGTGAGAGTATGGCAGATGGAGATTCAGTTGGTAAGGTAAGCTTAGATATGGAAGTCAATGGAGACATAAATGCTCAAATAAGTAAAGCAGCAAGTCAAATAGGAGAGCAGATAGAAGCTTCACTAAAGAATATTGGTAATTTTGATTTTAAAGGAATGGGAGATAATATTGGAAATACTATAAAAAAATCAATAGATGACAGTATGAAAAACATGCAAAGTAGTATTGAAAGCACAATAAATAAGGCAATGTCAAATGTTAAAGGAATAAAAATCCCTGTGGATTATGATATACCGACTAACTCACCTACGCCTAAACAGAGTATGCAGTCAAAGAGTGCACAACCAAGAGCACCACCAATGCCTAAAATGAATAACAGCATTAATATGGAAGTTTTGAAGGCTCAAATTGATAATATTACTGGAAGCTTAGATATTACTAATACCAAGATAGATCAGCAAAAGGAAAAACTAGCAGAGTTGAAGCAGTCTTACAACCAAGCGTTTGATGAAACGAGAAAAAATCAATTACAAGAGCAGATCCTAAAGACAGAGGAAAGCATAAATAAATTAACTGCTACGTCTGATAAAGCAGGATTTAAACTTGCTGACCTTGATGAACAATTTAACGCTCTGGGTAATGCAGCTAGAAATGTAGGGGCAGGAGTAGACTTTGCAAATAATAAGATAAAAGAAACTGCTGACGTAGCAACAAAAGCAAGTAGTAGTGTAAAAAATTTGAGCAATTCAACAAAAGATGCTGGTGATAGTTTTAATAGAGGATCTAATGGTGCGGGAATGTTCTTTGATAGTATGTTTAAATGGGGAATTGTATTTCCTATGATAATTGGCGGTCTTGGTACAATAGCAACCTTTATTGGCAGTGCATTTATGACAAATACACAATTTGCTAATAGTTTGAATCAGATAAAGAGCAATTTAATGACTGCTTTTATGCCAATATATCAAGCGGTACTTCCGGCGCTTAATGCTCTAATGAGTGCATTATCAACAGTAACTGCTTATATAGCCAGTTTTACAAGTGCATTATTTGGTAAAACTTATAGCGCAAGTTTTGGAGCAGCACAAGCAATGCAACAATCTATAGGAGCATATGGTCAAGCTGAAAAGCAAGCTAAGAAAACAGCTGACAGTTTGGGTGGAGTTAGCAAGTCAGCGACTGCAGCAGGAGATGCGGCTAAAAAAGCAGGGGAAGCAGCTAAAAAAGGGTTAGCAGGGTTTGACCAAATAAACTTATTGGGCAGTAAAACTTCAACTACTCCAAAAACTGCAACACCTGCAGGCAGCGGGGTTATAACTCCAATCACTCCTATGGCAAATATGGGACCAATAGAAGCAGCTACGAAGGGTTGGGCTGATAAATTCAAGGCATTAATGGCTAGTTTATGGAAGCCATTCGAGCAGGCTTGGGCAACAGAGGGGCAGAATACAATTAATGCGGCTAAACATGCACTGCAAGGAATTGAAGACTTACTTGGAGATATAGGGAAAAGTTTCTACACAGTATGGACTAATGGAACTGGTGAAAAAATACTTGTTAATCTTTTAAAAATCCTTCAGGACATTTTGAACATTATTGGGGACATAGGAGTAACCTTTGCTAATGCATGGAATAAAGGGAGTATAGGGACACAGATAGTACAGTCTTTGGCTAATGCCTTTAATAATGTGCTGAGTTTAATAGATAAGATGTTACAATCACTTAGAAAGGTTTGGGCTGAGGAAGGTCCCACATTTGCTAATATATTTATGCAGGCTCTTAAGGCAGCAACAGGAGTTATAGAAAATGTAACTCAGAAACTTGGTTGGATATGGGATCATGGTGGTCAGCATGCATTTGAAGGGCTTGTAAAATTAGGACTTAAGGTTGGCGAACTTGCATTATTTATATTTACAAACTTTGTTACTCCTTTTGTTAATTGGTTTGTGAATACTATTGCGCCGGCAATTGCAACTGTGCTTAATGCCATTGGAAAATTATTTGATGTTATATCAAAAGTAATTACATGGTTAATGGGAAGTGGCAAACCTGTATTAGACATTATAATTACTGTGTTAGGTAGTTTTGCACTCGCATGGGGTAGTGTAACCCTAGCACTTAAAGTATTTTGGGGCGTTGTTGAAATCGTTGCAACTATTAAGGATGTTCTCGGTAGTGCATTTCTATTGTTAACATCCCCTATAGGATTAGTTGTCTTGGCCATAGGTGCATTAATAGCAATAGGCGTTCTGCTATACCAAAACTGGGATACCGTTTCAACTTTTTTGAAAAAATGTTGGAATGATATAGCGAATGTAGCAGTTAGTGCTTTCAATTTCATAAAAGACAATTTAGGGGTAATAGTTCCTGTTATTGCGGGAATATTACTTGGACCTCTTGGAGCGGCAATTGCATATGTTGCAACTCATTTTCAACAGGTAAAAGACACAGCTATAAATGCTTGGAATGGTATTGCGAATTTTATGGGTGGTTTGCCAGGGCGATTCTCAGGACTTACTAATAGCATTGGAAGTGCTGTATCTAATGGGTTTAATACTGCAATAAGTTATATTACGGGGCTACCTGGTAGAGCTCTTGGATGGGGAAAAGATTTTATCGATGGTCTAGTAAATGGAATCAAGAGTGGAATTGGTGCGATTGGCGATGCGGTCGGTAGTATAGCTAACAAAATCACAAGTTTTTTACACTTTTCGGTACCAGATGAGGGGCCACTTACTTCATATATGGACTGGCCAAAGGACTTTCTACAAGGTTATGCCAATGGAATTACTAACAACAAAGGATTAATAGCTAATGCAGTTAAAGGATTGAGTACAGACATGAGTGTAAATCTAAGCGCATCTACAGGAACTTTACAACAGCCCGCATTAACTATGGTTGGTAATAGTAGTAATGCTAAAACTACAAATGACACAGGATCTATTGATGATTTAAAAAATGCTATTATTCAGGCAATACTCGAAGCTATAAGGCAGAGTAAAGAAAACAATAATAATAGATCAAATAATAACAGTTCTAATGGTGGCGATTTAATTATTAAAGTAGGAGAATCAGAATTTGCAAGAATAGCAATCAAAGCAATTAATAATGCCCAAAGGCAGACAGGAGCTTCACTTATAACAATTTAGAAGGTGTGAATAGAAATGTTATTAAAAATAAACAACGTTGAAATTGCAGCATATCCAAAAGAATTTTCTGTAACTGCCTTGGATTTAGATAATGGTGAGTCAACTGTTAGAACAGCAGATGGAACACTTAACAGAGACAGAATTGCGGTAAAAAGACAAATTGATATGACATGGGGACCTTTAGCTTGGGATGAAATATCATCTATCTTACAAGCAATGAGCGGGGTCTTTTTTACTTTTTATTATCCTGACCCTATGGATGGAGTATACGCAACGAGAACATTTTATGTTGGAGACAGACCTTCTCCAGTAGCTGTGGATAATGGTACAGATATTTTGTGGACTGGCTTAAAGTTTATATTAACAGAGAAATGAGGAGGGAGATTTAATGTTTCAAGTTTCAGGCTTATTTAAACAATATGCATCGCTCCCTAATCGTGAATTTGATGTAAAAGCTATAGTTGGAAAAACAACATATTTGAATGATAATATAATGGAGTTTGATATTGGGGATTCTCTTATACCTTCGGAAGACTTTACGCTAGGGACGGTTATTTCATCTTCATTGAATATTTCTATTCGGACGATTGATACTATACCAAGTAACGCTATGATAACCCCTTATGTACGTTTAAATGGTGATAGTGGTTATACAGAATGGATTCCTTTAGGAAGTTTTTATATAGACTCAAGAAAATATCAGAATAATGTGTGGGTGTTTTCTTGTTTTGATAAACTTATATTAACACAGAAAGCTTATGTTTCAATGTTAGCTTACCCTGCCACTATGGTTGATGTTATGACTGAAATTTGTACACAATTAGGACTGACTTTGGACCCAATGGTTGTTATAAATCCTAGTTACACTATAAGTTCGTTACCTTCTGGATGCACCTATAGAGATGTTATTGGAGGAATAGTAGCTGTTCATGGCGCAAGCACTAAACTAGGGAAGGATGGAAATTTAAAATTCATCTATTACAATGTAACAGGGACATTAGTGACTAATGTAAAAGCTTCCGACTATTTTACAGCCTCTGAAACAAATCCTTTAAAAACTTATACTAAAATTATGGCTACATATAATCAAAATGGCGATATGTATGTAACAGGTGATTTAAATGCAACTACTGATAATACTTTAAGCTTCTATAGCCCTTTTATAACACAGGCTATTCTTAACTCAATATATAATCAGATAAAGGGATTTTATTATATGCCATTTACTATGGATTGGAAGGGATTACCTTATCTTGAGGTTGGAGATACAATTCAAGTAACAATGCGAGATGGCACTATTTTTTCTTCAACAATATTAATAAATAAGTTGTCTTTTAAAGGTGGATTGAAATTTACAACAAGTTCGCCATCACTTTCAGCTAATAATAGTGAATTTAATTTTGGAGGAACAATTAAACAATATGTACAATCAGTTGCAGATGATATTTCTCAGTCTATTATGTATTATTCCAATCAAAATGCAATAACGGTGAATACGACAAGCCAGAAGCCTGTTTATTTAAGCATAGCTGCAACAAAGGACACTAACTTGAAATTGTTTATATCAATATATGGTCAAGCAAGTGTAGCCAATTTATTAACTATAGAAATACAACTTGATAATGGTGATATTGTCTTTACTCCTAAACAAAAGACACAACCTGCTGACAATATAATAGGAATCCCTCTATTGATACCTCAACTTAAAGCAGGGGGGCACTACATAGGGGTACTGTTGAAAACTGATACAGGAACATTTACAATACCAGCACAAAATTTACAGGTTACTGTAGAAGGTGGAAGTTTGCAAGGTGGATTAAGTGCAGAGTATCCACATGCAGAGGTTATACAACCCGTTATATGGACTGATGTTAAAGGTAAGTATACGATTAGTGAAACAGTTAATACAAGCCTTCAAACACCAATGAGTGTACCTATTACACAAAATATATCGCAACCTGCTTTACCTGGAAATATTAGTTTGACAACCAGTGCTTCACTATATGATTTATTTGAAGAAACCAATGCAAACATTGTTTATACAGGAACATGGACAGTTTCAACAAACGCATTATTAAGTAGTAATGGCACAGCGAAAAAAACAACAGTATTAAACTCAACAGCTAAATTTAACTTTACAGGTACAAGTTTAGAGATTATGGGCTATCAAGATAGTTCCGGAGCATCCAATATATCTATAAATATTGATGGTGTGAGTTATGCTATATCTCAATATAATTCAAGTATAATATATCGCATAATGCAAGGGGTTTTAGGATTAGTTAATAAGGCTCATTGCTGTGTTATTACAAATTTAACAAGTGGAGCTGGCTTAGTTATAGATGCTATATGCTTAGATACTGGATGTGTACTTCAACCATATCAAACAGGAGTGTAAAGGAGAAAAAATGGAATTTAGAGAAAGTATATCTTATGATACAGATTTTATAACAGGTGTAATAAAAAAAGCAATAAAGAAAAAACCTTTAAATAGTCCAATGATAAATACCACAACAGTACAGTTATTTGATGCAAAAACTGGTAAAAAAATACGTGAAATTAAGTCTGAAAATATAATTTTAAATGCCACAGCCAAATTTGCATATATGGATTATTTTTACAACAGAATAAAAGGTTCTATTAGTTCTACAGCCTATATTGCCCCTTGGCAGGTTCTTGTTTTAACTGATTCTAATAGTTCAGAAGATGCTACACTTACGTACCTTAAAGGCAATATAATAGCTTGGGCTGATAAAGCAACACCTTATTCTGGCACAGATGGTTCAAGGGGTTCTGTAAATTTATCCGAGACTTCTTTAGATGCAGCGGGTAACGGTGATTTACATTTTGTATTTGATTTTCCTACCAATGCCGCTAATGGAACATTTCAAACAGTATGGTGGGCAGGGGCTAAAGCGCCTAGTTTACTACAACAATGGAGTTACCGTGGCATATCGCCAGTAGTAGTTAGTGGTTGTGTTATATCATGTATTAGTGTTTCGGCGGGAGGTTCTTTTAGCAAGTATAGCTTAACGGATGGGTCTTATCAGGGAAGTATTTCAACAGTTAATTTACCACAAATATATTGTACTGGTGGAGAATACGATGGCACAAACGTTTGGATACTTGATGCTAGCGCACAGAAAATACACAAATTTACCGGAGATATGACCGTTTGGCTTTCATCTGTAGCTATTACAGGTTGGAACACTGCAACTTGGGGTAATGCTAGTAGTACATCAGATATAACTGAACTCAATGGTACACTATATGTTATTTCTTATAACTATTTTGTTGTATCGATAAACGCAAGCACTGGAGCTTGCATAGCAGGTACAGATATAAGAGTTAGATGTGGATTAGCTTCAAATTTTAGTGCTAGTAGTACAGGTATTACATGTGATGGAGCGGGTAAATTCTATGTGTCATACCCTGACCCTAATATTATTTTCATACTTGATGTCAACTTGAATTATCTAGGGATTATAGCATCTCCACCAAATTATAATAACCCCAGAACAAGCTCTTATGACAGAACCAATGGTTATATATATTACTGGTCAAATTATGGTGGTGGTTTGTACGGTATAAAATGTGCTGTATATTCAGCATCTCCTGGTGCTCAAAACTTATTGCCATCACCAGTAACTAAAACGGCTACGAACACCATGAAAATACAATACGATTTTCAAATACAAAAAGTATAAGGAGGTATCTTGCATGGATATAAAAATAAGTTCACCAACAAACGCATATAACTTAAAAACGGGGCAATTAATTCTTACAAGTGATAAGACATTACTCGTATCATCAATAGCTGTTAATGATTATACATTGGCTATTATAGATTTGAAATCGGGAAATGTTGAAACTCTTTTGACGAGTGGAAACAATATAACAGATATTAACGGAAGCCTTATTTTAAAAGTATTTGAAAATGACCAAGCACAGTTGATTCTTCCTTAAAAAGCATCCTGAAATAGTGTGCTTTTTTAATACGCCAAATTAATTATATGTATATTATTTCACATTTAGAGGATTTTCCCATATCGTGACGAACTATGTAATTAATAAGGAAATGAGGAGGAATGATTGAATATGGAAAATCATCTATATAGTGTTGAACTTACAAGAAACTCTATTAATGTAGAGAGTGAAAAGCTAGATAATATGAAATACTTTCTTAATGAGGATAAGGAGGTAGATAGAAATATTAAAGACAAATTTCCAATTAGTTTTTTTGGTAATCCTCAAGATTCTCTCAGAATACAAGGGTCTAAAGCGTTGATTGACGCATTTGAAAAACTTGATGCAGAAAAGTATGATTTTACAGAGAATTTGAGTAATATTGAATATGTTGGATTGTATCATGATAATGAACTTATTTTCAATTTCCCATCTCAAGAAATTGAGGCTGTGAGCATTTATGGTTTTAAAAATGAGTTTCTTAGAGAATTTTGTATTGAAAAATATATAGAATTTTGTAGCAAGAATAATTG